CTACCTGGTGACGCCGGACATCAACGCCACCAAGCTCATCCCGCCCGGCGGCGCGTCCGCCGCGGTCGGCATCGCCACGATCTCGGTCGACGGCAAGACCATCACGTTCCCGAACACCGTGACGGCGTTCGTGATCGCGTACGTCCCCGCACCGAAGGTCGCGCTCGCCACCAAGTTCGCGCAGTAAGCGGCGGCGCGCAGGCGAGCGCGCCCCATCCCTCTCAACCCCAACCACCACCAAGTCGCCCCAGCCACCACGTCCCGCCGTCACGCGTACGACGGCGGATCAACGGTCGGATAGAGAGCGGGACAGGAAAGGCAAGCGACAATGCCGAGCACGCCCCCACCGGGCACGACCGCGCCTCCCGGCGATCCGCCTCTTGGCGATCCCGCTGCCATCACGCCACCCGAGACCCCGCCGCCCGCGCCGCCCGCGCCGCCTGTGACGCCGGCCCCCGTGATCACCCAACCGCCCGCGAGCTCGATGCTCGAGGCGGACGATCCCGAGGGCATCGTCGAGGACGGCGAGTTCATGCGAGTCCCGACCTCCAAGTTCCGCGAGCTCAAGGCCAAGGCCGAGAGCAAGGGGCGCAAGACGGTCGAACAGCGCATGAACCAAGTCCTCAGCGCGCACGGTTTCTCGTCTCTCGACGCCATGGCTGCCGGATTCGTCGACCTCTCCAAGCGCTTCGCCGATCTCGAAACAAGGAGCACGACCGTGACCAGCCCCGATCCCAAGAACCCCCCCGCCGGCGTGCCCGGCATCGTCCCGCCGGCGACTCCGCCGGCCGCACCGGTCGCGGGATTCGCGCCGCCCGGAGGCGCCCCGCCGCCCGAGCAGCGCCGCTACGACGGCGACGCGCGCGACCGGATCCGCAAGGAGAAGGAGCGTAACGCCCAGGCGATCGCCGAGGCGCAGCGTCTCCAGACCGAGGCGACCGCGCAGCGCGATCAGTACGCGCGCGACCTCGAGACCTACAAGAAGCACCAGGTCGTTCGCGACTCGCTGATCCGCGCCAATTGCGTCGATCCCGACTACACCCTCGGGCTCTACGCCAAGGCGACGGAGAAGCTCAAGCCCGAGGATCTGGAGAAGTTCGACCTCGCGACCTGGACCGAGACCGTGAAGAAAGAGCGCCCGTTCCTGTTCCAGGCGGCGGTCGTTCCCCAGCCCGCTGTGACCGGCCCCGCCGGCGCGCCACCGTCGCCCCCGTCTCCTGCGCAGACCACGGGTGCGGCGGCCGACGGCGCGAAGGTGGACTACCGCACCATGACCCCGGACCAGCTCAAGCGATCGCTGGCCGAGCAGGGGATCCGCCCCGGCTCGAAGTAGCGATCGCGTCCGTCCGGGACCCGGACGATGCCGCACGGATTCTTGTGCGGGTCGAGTGACCGCGATAGCGTCTGCGCAAGAGGAGATCACCAGTGCCTTCGTTCAGCGCGATTCTCGACACCCCGCAGTTCCGTGCGCTCGTCCAGCAGGGCGCGCTGGACAAGACGTTCCAGGTGGCCCTCTTCCCCGAGCTCCTGTGGCGCTCGGAGGCGGAGTTCGACAAGTGGGAGGCCAACGCCGGAGACGAGAAGATCTTCACCGGCAAGGGCCTCATGGAGGTCAAGACCGCCCCGCTCGCTCCTGGCGTCGACCCGACTCCGGCCGGGTACGACACCGAGCAGTGGAAGGCGGTTTGCGTCCAGTACGCCAACTCGATCGACACCCACCTCCCGACCGCGTACATGGCGGCGGTCAACAAGCTGTTCGAGGACATCGCCCAGCTCGGTCTCAACGCCGGGCAGACGATCAACCGCCTCGTCCGCGATCGCATGTACAACGCCGGGCTCTCCGGGCAGACCGTCATCGACGGCACCCAGGGCTCGAGCACGACCATCCGCGTGAAGCGCCTCAACGGCTTCACCCGCGCGCGCCGGCCCGATCTCGCGGCCGGCTCGCAGGTCCGCTACGACCCGGTCACGGCGGCGAACCCGCTGCCGGTGACGTTCTACCTGGTCGGCGTGCCGACCGCGCGCAACGTCACGGGCTTCACGCCCGACTTCGCCGGCGACGAGATCGGGCCCGGCACCATCACGATCGACGTCGCGATCGCGCCGAACGATCGCGAGGCGCTGATCGCGTCGAACGCGAGCTACATCGTCCGGTCGGGCGGTGGTCGGCGCGTCGATGACGTCGGTGCGGCGGACCGCATCGCGCTCATCGACATCCGCAGCGCGGTCGCCCGCCTGCGGAACATGAACGTCCCGAAGCACGGCGACGGCTTCTTCCACGCCCACGTGGACCCGACGGCCAACGCGCAGTTCTTCGCCGACAACGAGGTGCAGCGCCTCAACATCGGCGTCCCGGACGGCATCATGTACAAGGAGATGGCGATCGGTCGGATGCTGGGCTGCGTGTTCTTCGAGAACAACGAGTGCCCGCAGACGATCAACGTCAACCTCCTGTCCGGCAAGACGGACGGCACGGTCGACAACTACGACCCCACCAAGGAGTCGTTCGCCGGGGAGCTCTACAACCTCGGCGACCCGGCGACCTCGGCGGCGCTAGTGCACCGGACGATCGTCACCGGCGGCGCGTGGCTCCGCGAGTACTGGGTCGACCAGGGCGGGTTCGCGACCGACGCGGGCTACCAGGGCACGGCCGAGCAGGGCGCCAGCATCGAGAACGGCGAGGTCACCGTGAAGGTGGATCGCGTCTGGATGTTCATGCGCCGGCCGCAGAACCGCCTGCAGAACCAGGTGGCGAACACCTGGTCCTTCCTCGGCGACTGGGTGCCGCGCACCGACGGCGCCACCGGCGACGCGGCGATGTACAAGCGCGCGGTCGTCATCGAGAGCGGCGAGAGCACGGTCTGATCGACAGCCGCGAGAGCCATACCCCCGACGGTGGCTCTCGCGGCGCTCCTGCGCTCCTCGTGTGGTAGCGCGCCGCCGGGACAGCCCGGCGCGCAGCGCGCCACCCGAGACCCCCCATGGGACAGAATCCGCAGCGAGACGCCGTCGACCCCCTCACCCAGGCCAGCGTGGCCGAGGACGGGGCGAAGATCGGCAAGCGCAAGGTGCAGGAGATGCGCGACAAGACCCTCGCCGAGGCGCGAGAGATCCTGGACGCGCCAGGCTTCACCGACGTCGGCGCCAACGCGTTCAGCGAGCTCAAGGAGCACGAGCTCCGCGGCGAGTGCGTGAAGCGCGGGATCGTGTCGGCGAACATCATGAGCGTCGAGGAGATGGCGACGGTGCTCTACGCCGCCGACCTCAAGCGGCGCCGCGACCTCATCAAGGTCCGCGCGCCGGCGCCGCTGATCGAGCAGCCGGGCATGGCGCGCATCCCGCGCATGCGCGGCCTGCCGCCGTCCAAGGATGGCAAGTTCCGCGCGAAGGCCGACAAGCTGGTCTCGGTGGCCGGCTACAGCACCAAGGTGCACGCCGGCGCCATCCTCGAGCTCGCGGGCTACGGCGCTCGCGCGCTGGAGAGCCTGGTCGAGCAGGGCCTCGAGCTGGAGGCGGTCACGCCGGATCTCGACCCGCCGGCGGAGGCGCCCGCGGCCTGATGCTGTCGGAGGAGAACATCGCCCGCGCCCGCGCGCACCTCGGCTACGTCGGGACCTCGCCCCAGTACGGCCTCGCCTGGGGCCTGCCGATCGCGGTCCCGATGGCGTCGCAGTTCGAGGGCGCGATCCGGCACATCCTCGCCGTGCACGAGAACCGCGTGATCGAGATGCTCGACGTCATGGACGCGATCGAGTGCCAGATGGTCAAGGCCACCAAGCTCCTGATCGCCCAAGAGGCGGCGAGCGGCGCCAAGCCCAATCTCAACGTGGGCGACGATCTCGAACACGAGTACGTCCGGTGGGCGTGGCGGCTGTGCGACCTGCTCAACTGTGTCCCGAACCCGTACTCGGAACGCTTCAAGGCCGGGCGTCGGTCCAACGTCGGCAACGTCCGGGTGATCGGGTAGCCCCGTGGGGCTCTCGACCGGATGCACCTGCGGATCGCCCGGCCTCGGCTGCCGGTGCACGTTCACGCCAGGCGGCCACCTCGGCGATCAGTGGGTGGATCTCGAGGACGCTCTCCGCGACGTCGACGCCGCGCTCGGCTTCCGGCCGTACGCGGTGCACATCGTCTGGACCCGCTACGCCGGCGACCGCGTCGGCGTCGGCCCGGAGATGATCGTCGGCGAGTTCGAGATCCTGCCGGTCCCCAAGGTCGGCGACCTGTCGGGGATGGTCCGCCAGCTCACGCCGGCGCAGATCGAGGAAGTCGGGACGGTCGTGCTCACCGGTGTCTCCGGCGCCTACACCGAGGATCAGGTGAGCCTGCGCCCGGCCGGCGGTGGCGGTCTGCCGCCGAACGAGGCCGCGTACTACGAGATCCGGTATCGCGACGGCGCCCGCCGGCGCTTCACGCTGTCCGGGGTGCCCGGGTTCAACGCCGAGGCGATGGAGTGGACGATCGTCCTCCGGCTGTTCCAGGGCCAGCGAGCTCGCGCGACGGGGGCGCCGCGGTAAATGGCGGTCCTGCGCATGAACCTCAAGGAGTGGAAGCGCTACCACGAGCGCCTCGCGGACCAGTTCCACCCGGCGGCGCTTCGCGGCGCGCGCTCGGCCGCGCTCGCCACGGTGGCGGTCGCGCAGCGACGGACCCGCCAGGCGCCGCCGGCGAACCCCGCCGGCAAGGGCAAGGGTGGTGCGGTCAACACCGGCGACTACCTCCGGCGCTGGCGCTGGATCACCATCTCGGATGGCGCGCGCGTGCTGAACGATCACCCCGCCGCGGCGGTGATCGAGTACGGGCGCCGCCCCGGATCCGCCCCGCCGCCCGAGCAAGCGATCCGCGACTGGCTGATCCGCCGGCTCCGGTGGAAGGAAGCCAAGGCCAACCGCGCCGCGCGAGCGGTCGCGATGGCCATCGGCCGACGTGGTCTCCTTGCGCGGCACGTCCTGACATCCGAGGATGCGGTGCAGGAGATCGCGAAGATCCTCGAACGCGAAGTCCGCCACGAGCTCGAGCGCGAGCTGGCCCGCCGCCCATGACCATCTGCCACGACTACAGCGCGACCCGCACCATGCCCGATCTCGGGGCATCGGAGGCGCCTCCGGTCACGCCCGATGAGGCCGACGGCCTGCTCGTGCGCGAGGCGCGCGACCTCAAGCTGATCAAGAGCACCGGGCTCGCGATGGTCGACGTGCACACCGGGGTGACGCGCGCGCTGCGCTCGTACCTCGAGAGCCTCAACGGTGAGCACGAGGGCCGGCCGACGCGGTTCCATCGCGTCGTCGAGGACTGGGCCGACGTGTACGAGGAAGGTGGCACCTACCCCGTCGCGGCGGTGTGGTCCGAGGACGAGGGCATCTACGGCGGCTACGTCGGCGCCGGCGGACTGCCGGCCAAGGAGGTCGCCACCGGGCTCGAGGAGCCGGCGGTCTCGTACCTCCAGGAGCGCGGCGACTTCACCGTCGACGTCGTGGCGCGCGCCTACTGCAACGACAAGGAGGAGCGCGTCGGCGTCCGGCGGATGCTGGACGAGGCGTTCGCGCCGGTGTCGTGGTCGGGCGGGTTCTTTCTGCGGATGCCCTTCCACTACAACTCGATCGCCGCGTACACGCTCCTCACCGGCCAGATGATCGAGGACGTCGACACCGTCGGGCCGGGCATTCGCTCGGTGCAGTTCAAGTTGCGCGCGCGCACGTCGTGGCTCCGCCTGTTCAACTCCACCCGTTTCCGTCCCCAGCGCTTGCCGAGCGAGATCGTTCCGGCCGGCACGCTTCCCGGTCGCTAAGGAGGATCCGATGTCCGGTTTCTTTCGTCGCTTCGACACCATGCCCCCCAAGGAGACCCTCACCGAGATCGAGGGCGTCGTCGTCATCGACGGCCAACAGCCCGGCCAGGTCGCCGGCATCGGCTCCGGTGTGGCGTGCATCATCGGGGAGTTCGCCGACTGCACCTACGGCGTGAACATCGACGCCAACGGCGTGGTGACCACGCTCTGCCAGCCGGTGGAGGTGTTCAGCTCGGCCGACCTCGACGACAAGCTCGGCGGCTTCGACGAGACCCTCGGCGAGTTCGGCGGCGTCGGCGGCAACGGCTGGCTCGAGCTCAAGAACAAGCGGTTCCCGCGCCTGGTCGCGGCGCCGATCAACTACGCGAGCTCGCAGGGCATCCGCGTGTGGCGCAAGCTCGCGACGTGCACGAGCGCCACCGATCCGAACCCGATCGTCGAGGTGACCGGCGCGGCCGTCGCCGCCGGCACCGAGTTCAAGAACGGCAACAACCGCGTCCACCTGGCCGCGCGCGTGCGGTTCCAGGGCACGGTCTACTACTGGAGTGCGACCGACGGCGGCGCGACCTCCGCCGGCGCTGCGGCGTTCCAGTCGTTCACCAGCGCCTCGGGCACGTTCCAGACCTTCGTGCGCCCGGACGGCAAGACCGGCGTCCAGGTCGGCGACATCGTCGTCATCGGTGTCATCGGCGGCGCCGGCGCGCTCGGCGCCAACGCGGACACCTACCGCGTCCGCCTGGTCACGTCGGGCACCGCGCTCTCGCTCGAGAAGCTCGACGGCACCAACTTCGACTGGACCACGACCACGAACCTGCCCTACCGGATCCACCCGGGCGACGTCGCCGACACCGGCGGGCTCGCGGCGGTCGCGACCCAGTCGGGCTACCGGATCCCGGCGCGCCCGCTCGACGCGACGATCGCGATCAACCTGCTCCTGACCCCGACCGTGGTGCCCGACGCGCTCACCGGCACCACCGCGGCGCCGCTGTCCGGCCTCATGGCGCGCAGCGCGCCGGTCACCGGGCTCGTGTACACCGCGACGATCCAGGCGCCGAACGCGGTGAACAACGCCGCGATCGACTCGCTCTACGACAGCGCGATCAATGCGCTCCTCGCCGACGATCTCCCCGAGCGCGAGGTCAACATCATGTGGAGCGCGCGGCACTCCGACACGATCGCGACGCTCCTGCGCGCCCACGTGCTGCGGCAGAAGCAAAACGGGATCGGCCGGATGGCGCACATCGCGCCGGCGCTGTCGCAGGTCAACGTCTCGACGGTGCTCGGCGACGTCGCGCCCGGCGTCGGCGCCAACCGCGCGCGCGAGGTGGTCTACAACTGGCCCGGCGTGCTGACCTTCGTGAAGGAGGCGGTCGGCAAGTCGGTCAAGATCGCGACCGGCGTGCTCGTCACCGACGGCTACCTCGACGTGCCCAGCGACGGCTTCGCCGTCATGTGCGAGTCGGTGATCGCGCCCGAGCGGAACCCGGGCGAGGCGTCCGACAACATCAAGACGGCGATGGCCAAGGTGGTCGGCCTCCAGAGCGGCCTCCCCGCCGGCATGGACATCAACGTCTACAAGCGCATGAAGGCGCGCGGCATCATGGGGCCGCGGATCGACCGCAACAGCGGGCCGATCTTCCAGTCGGGCGTCACGAGCTCGCTCAACGCCGGTGAGAAGGAGATCAACGTCCGCCGGTTCTCGTTCTTCATTCAGGACAGCCTCGCCGCGTTCCTGGCGCCGCTGGCCAAGCTGCCGATGTCCGAGCAGCTCAAGGACGAGACGGTGGCGCGTCACATCGAGTTCTTCGACGGGCTCAAGAGCACGCGCGTCCCGAGCGCCGCCCGGATCCGCGACTACATCGTCGACCCGATCGGCGGCAACCGCCCCGACCTCGAGAACGCCGGCGTGTTCGTGGTCAAGCACCTGGTCGAGATGATCTCGATCGCCGAGGTGCTCGTGGTCGACAGCAAGGTCGGCTACGGCGTGATCGACGTGTCGGTCTCGCTGGCGGCGTAACCTCGCGCCGCCGCCTCGTTTGCCCGGCCAGCGGTGGCCTAACCGGGGGGTCTGGCGCCGCTGGCCGGGCGGAACGTTGCGCGCGGTGGCGCGGTGGTGATAGATCTTGGTGGTACTCAAGTCGCTCCGGGACGTCCGGGCGACCGCGCCGCACCACCCGCGAGGGCAGGGATAGGGCGCGCCAGACGGGATCCATATCCCGACCGGCGCGCCCTACTTGCTTTCGGACACCAGGAGAAACCACCCCGCCATGACGGCACCTCGCTTCATCGGACAGGACACGGAGCTCCTGATCTCCGTCGACGGCAAGCCGCTGTCGAACATCACCGCGATCGCCTCCCACGAGTTCACCGTCAAGATCAACATGATCGAGAAGGGCTACGTGGGCGAGCTCTCGGACCGCCTCGACGAGGTGTTCAAGGGCATCTCCGGCGCGTTCGAGGCGCACGATTCGGACGGCTCGGTGCTCGAGCTGGTCTCGACCATCATGGCGCGCGCCCAGCGCCGCGTCCCGCCGATCCCCAAGGTCACCGTCAAGACGGTCATCGTGTTCCCCGAGAACGGGCGGCGCGCGCTGATCACGATGCCGGACGCCAAGTTCGGCGACATCCCGGTGGGCGTCAGTGGCCGCGAGGATCACGGATCCTTCCGGTTCACCTACGGCGCCGAGACCGCGGGCCTGATCTTCCGCTGAGCGGGCGGCGCACTGCCGCACGACAGCGAGCGACACGGGGCCGGCGCCGGCCGGCTCAACTTGGAGGACACGATGGGACAGCCGTTTTCACAGGACATCCGCAGCGGACTCGCCGAGGGGCTCAAGGCGCCGCCGGCGCGGCCGGTCGACACGTTCGACGTTCCCCTCACCATGGACGACGAGCAGCGCGAGGTGTCGCTGCCGGGTGGGCGCAAGGGCAAGATCCGCCGGCTCGCGTTCGCGACGCTCTCCGCCGCCGAGGAGAAGATGGCGCTCAAGCGCTGCGGCGGCGATCCGAGCGGCCTCGCGTTCCAGCTCGCGATCTCGACCCTCGCCGGCATCGTGCTCGACGAGGACGTGGGGTGGCCGAGCGAGGCCGAGCTCAAGGCCGCGGGCGATGGCGCCGGCGAGCTCATCAACGCCGCGGTCGCGCGCCTCGAGCGCCAGCCGCTCACGCCGCTCTCGGTGACCGACAGCACCGCCGACGCGGCCTGGACGGGAATGCACCCGGCCATGCGCAACCTGTGCGTGTCGGCGTACGGCGCGACCCAGACGACCACGGAGGACGTCGCCAAGGATTTTCTCAAGAGCCGACGCCGGGTCCGTACCTAGGGGGGCTCGCGCTCGCCCTCAGGATGGCCCGCGTCTGGCCGAACCCAGACAACCGGATAGCTCAGATCGATCGGATCCTCATGTTCCTCGGCCGCTACGCACACCAGCCCGCGTCGCTCGTCCAGCACGAGCCGATGACACAGGTGTACGCGTGGGCCAAGGAGGCCGCCCAGCTCCTCCAGGAGGAGCACGATCAGGCGCTCGCGGCGCGGGGGCCGCGCTAGGTGTCTCAGCGCAACGAGATCCGCGAGGATCTGGTCATCCACGACACCGCCGCCGTCCAGGCGCTCACCCGCGTCAACAGCGCGGTGGGGCGGGTGGTCGGCGGCCTCGGCGGGATGCTCAACACCCTCAAGAGCGTCGCGGGTCTCGGCGCGCTGTTCTCACTCGGCGAGGGCCTGCGGTCGACCGACCAGCTCTACCAGCGGATCGGCCGGATCAAGACGGCCACCGGCGAGTCCGCCGCGGATATTCACGCGATGCACGACGCCCTGGAGATCACCGGGTTCGCCGGCGAGCGCGTCGAGGGCGTCATCCTGCGCATGACCAAGCAACTCACCCGCACCGGCAAGGCCGGGCAGGAGATGCGAGGCGATTGGAAGCGCATGGGGGTGGACGTCCACGACAACATGACGATGCAGCTCCTCCAGCTCTCGAAGGCGGCGCAGGCGGGCAAGGTCGGCGTCGGCGGCCTCATGAAGTCGTTCGGCATCGGCCGCAACGACGCCGCCGCATTGCTCAAGAGCCTCCAGCAAGGGCCCGAGGAGTTCCGCAAGATCATGCGGGACACCAAGAACGGCGCCGACCTGGTCGACGACGCCGCGCTGGCGGCCTACGACAAGATGAAGCGCGCGCGCGCCGAGCTCTCCGACGCGTGGGACGAGGTGGTCGGGAAGATCTACAAGAATCTGATCCCGGCAATGACGAGCTTTTTTCAGTTCGTCACCAAGCACATGGACGCGATCATCTCGGCGGCCAAGGTGTTCGCCGCGACGATGGCCGGGAACAAGGTGCTGAACCTGCTCACCGGCAAGGGCATCGGCGGAAACATCGCCGGCGCGCTCACCTCGGCGATCGGCAAGGCCACCAAGATCTCGGCGGTCACCAAGGAGACGGTCGCGGTGGCCGAGCTCGCCAAGAGCATGAAGGCGGGCTCGTGGGCGCAGAACCTCGGCCGCGCGCTCGCCGGCGCGGGCAAGGCGGCGGGCGCCGGGCCGGTGTCGATGGCGGGCGCCGGCGGCATGAATTTCGGCCGCGCGATCGCCGACGCCGCCCGCATCAAGCAAGGCATGGCGGGGATGAGCTCGACCGGCGCGGGGATCACCGGGATGGTCGGCAAGATCTCCCCGCAGCTCGGCAAGCTCATGGCCTCCGGCTCGGCGATGGAGACGCTGGTCTCGAGCGCCGCCAAGTTCGGCCCGTACGGCATCGCGATCGCCGCCGCGCTGTTCATGCTCTACAAGGCGTTCCGCTACATCCAGACCAGCGGCAGCGACCTCGCCAAGTCGGTGCGCGCGACCTTCAGCGAGATCTGGGCGAAGATCCAAGCGATCATCCAGTCGCTCCAGCCCCTGTGGGATGCGCTGCACAAGATCTTCACCGTCCTCCTGAATCAGTCGATCAAGATGGTCGTGATGGAGATCGCGGTGATGGCCGAGAGCCTCAACCTGGCTCTCCGCCTGATCATCACGATCGGCAACGTCATGAGCGAGCTGATCAACTCGCCCTGGTGGTTCGTCAACCATCCGATGCGTGCGTTTCAGAAGGCGTGGGAGGAGTCCGACATCACCACGGACCTCATCAAGAAAAAGGCCGCGAACAAGGGGGACGGCAAGCCGCCGCCCACCTACAACGACTTCCGCGGCTCGCATTTCGACGTCCAGCAAAACTTCGCCGAGGGCTTCGACCCCGGCCGGATCGCCGCCACGTTCGGCGACGAGTTGATCAAACTCAGCGATCGCAAGCTCCAGAGCGGGTTCGCCCCGCTGTACGCGATGCGAGGCCGGCTGTGAGCGGCGGGACCCTCGAGATCCGCGAGCTCGCCGGAGACGAGCGCGTGCTGTCGCTACGCGATCGCGCGATCTGCGAGCGGCCGTTCAAGGTCGGCGGCAAGCACAACGTCGTCCACACGAGCTACCCGGGATCCCCGAACAGCGGCCAGCAAGCGCTCGGCGCCGAGGAGCTCCCCAGCACGCTCAAGGGCGAATGGAACGATCGATTCCTCGGCGACCGATCGTCGGGCACCCTGGCGATGGCGTCGGTGTCGTCGGCGACCTCGGAGATGATCGACGGGTACGAGGCGATCAGCGTGTCCGACAACGCGATCGCCAGCGTCGCCGAGCTCTGCAAGCTGGTCGACGACATGCGGGTCCGTGGCATGCCGGTGCGGGTGTCGCTCTGGCACCTCGTGCGCATCGGCCGGATCATCGAGTTCAACCAGGAGTGGGACACCGAGAACGACTGTCATTGGGAGATCCAGTTCGACTGGATCGGCCAGGATGAGGGCGCCGAGGCGCTGCCGTCGCCGACCTCGGCCGACAACGCGCGGTCGACGGCGGCGCTCGCCGCCAAGCTCGACACCGCCACCGAGGCGCTCTCGTTCGAGGCGGTCGACTCGCTCGACCCCACGTTCCTCGAGTCGATCGACCGCGGAATCGCCGACCTCCAGGCGTCGATCTCGCAGTCCGCCGACGCGGTGCGGGCGTCGCTCGACGGCGTCACCGCGCCGCTCGAGACCACGCGGCGGGCACTGGCGACGATGTCGATCCTCCACGAGCAGGCCGACGAGCTCGCGCTCGAGATCGACAGCCACGTGTCGGGCGCGATCGCGCTGGGCGACGAGGTCGACGATCTCACCGTCGTCTCGCCGGCGGTGCAGATCTCGATCGAGTGCGGCCAGCGCCGGGCCTCGCGCGCCGCTCGAGCGCTGCGCCAGGAGTCCGCGCAGCGTCGGCGGGCCGCGCTCGCCGCAATCGAGGAGGACGTCCTGGACGTCGTGGTGGTGCGCGAAGGCGACGATCTGCGGACGTTCGCCCGCCGCTACTACGGCAACGCGAGCGACTGGGACGCGATCCGCCGCTACAACGGGCTGACGTCGTCGACCGTCGGGCCCGGCGACGTCGTGATCATCCCCGCGCTCGGGGCGCAGCGATGAGCGGCGTCGCGGCCAGCCTGGGATACAACCCGCAGTGCGTCGTCAACTTCACGATCCGCTACGACGAGGCGATCCAGGTCGCCGAGAACCCTGGCGACCTCCAGCGCGCCACCGAGACCGGCGAGCTCGGGCTCCGCACCGGCGGCAAACTCGGCCGGCAGTTCCGCCCGCGGATCCGCGTCGGCACGATCCAGAGCGAGGGGTTCGACGCGGCGGGCAACCTGGTCACTCAGTCGTTCGTGTCGGATCAGACGGTCGAGGACACCGGCGGGCGCAGCCTCGCGCCGCTCACCTACGGCGGCGACAAGCTGACCGTCGTGCTCGACCGCGTGCCCAAGCGCGGATCGTTCGTGCTGCCGCACCCGCGCCAGGCGGCGACGTTCAACCTGATCCTCGACTACCGCGACATCCCAATCGACCCCCGGCTCGTCCGCGCGCTGGGCGTCGAGGTCCACCTCGGCTGCGTGTCGATGGGCGACTACAGCGCTGGCATGGGCGGCAAGGTCGACGCCGGCGGGCGCTCGCGCTCGCTCCTCCGCACCCGCAGCGGGCTCCTGGATCCGCGCACCGGCAACCCAGCACCGCGCGATCAGACGCTCCTCTTCTACGGCTCGGCCGACACCTGGACCGTCGACCACGACGACACCGGCTCGTGGGTGACCATCGAGGGTCGCGACATCCGCGGGATCTTCCTCGACGGCAAGCCGCCCGCCAACGTGCTCGACAAGATCGACCTCACCAGGCCGATCCACCGCGTGATCGCCGACCTGATCGCGACCATCCCCTACGACGTGAGCATCGCCGTCGACGTCCTCACCGTCGAGAGCGAGTGGGCCAACGGCGTCGTGCCGTCGCCCGGCGACGTCAAGGGCTTCACCCGCGTCAAGCTCGGCTCGTCCGGCAGCTCGCCGCAGTCCGGCGCGGGCGGCGGCGGCGCGAGCGGCAGCAAGCCGAGCTACTGGGACCTGATCACCAACTTCTGCAACCTGCTCGGCGCGATCCCCTACTTCGAGGGCTCGACGATCTGGATCCGTCCGGCGAGGTCGATCTTCGACACCGCGATCGACACCAGCGAGTCGCCGTTCGCGTCGCCGCGGTTCGTCGGCGAGGACCAGCTCTCGCTCCGCCGCCTGGTCTGGGGCCGCAACGTCAAGAAGCTCTCGTTCGCTCGCAAGTTCGGCGGCGTCACCGTCCCCGCCGTCGAGGCGATCGGCTTCGACGATCAGGCCAAGGGCACAGCGCGCTACCCGCGCGGGCTGTGGCCGCCGACCGCAACGGTGGCCGCGCAGTCGAAAAACTCCAACGACATCCTCCGCGTGCCGATGGCCAACATCCGCGACCCGCGCCGCCTCGTCGAGGTGGCGCGCGACGTGTACGAGGAGATCGGGCGCGGGGAGATCGGCGGCAGCGCCGAGACCTACGAGCTCGCGTCGTTCGGCGGCGACAACGCCGATCCCGACATGCTGCGGCTCCGGCCCACCAACGCGATCGAGATCGTGGTCGACAACGACCGCACGACGCCGCTGAGCTCCAAGACCTTCCAGGCCGAGGTGTCGGAGGTGTACGCGCGGATCGGCGACCTCGACGCCGCCCGCGCGATCGTCACCGCCAACCGAGGCGCGGCGGTCGGCGTGCTCGACATGTTCCGCGTCTCCAAGGTCACTTACGACTGGGGCGGCACCGAGAGCGGCGTCAAGGTCGGCCTCGAGTTCCAGAACTACATCGTGGCGCGCCACGCCGCCGACCCGAACGAGGAGCGTCGGCAGCCGCGCGGCAAGCGGCGGGCGAGCGCCAAGAGCCGCGCCGAGGATCGCAAGCGCAAGGCGCGCGGCCGGGTCTCGGTCGGCAAGGCCACCGCCGGCGGGTTCGGCTCGGCGTCGGGCGGTGAGCGATCGCCGCCCGACCTCGGCAACATGACGCCCAGCGAGGTGCGCGAGTACGTCCGCGACACCACCCGCCGCGAGCGCGCGGCTACCGCCGGCGCGCAGCGCGACAACGTCGGAAGGAACTTCTAGTGGGCCTCGACGCGCAACGCGCCGGCGCTGCCCTCGGCTTCCCCGGCATCGATCCCCGGAGCTGGACCGCCCACGGCGTGGTGACCAAGGTCGTGGTGGACACCACCGGCCACCTGGTCGAGGTCGAGCTCGACGATGGCAACCGCGAGATGGCCAAGGCGGCGACGCCCTACGGCGGCGACGGCTACGGCGCGCACTTCCCCTACGCGGTCGACGACTGGGTCGCGATCATGTACGTCGGCGGCGACCACGGCCTCGGCGCCGTCGTCGTCGGCATGGCGTGGGACGGGGGCCAGGCGGTGCCGACCGACGTGCTCGAGCACCCGACCGACGTGGTGATCGTCGTCCGCCCGGGCGCGACCTGCCGCGTGATCGTCGCCGGCGGTGGCGACGTCGTGATCGACGCGCGCGACAACGGCCGGATCCTGCTCGGCTCGCCGGATCTCGATCCTCTCCACACCGGACATTCGGGCGTCGTCCAGGGCGAGGGGATAGATCCGTTTAGCGGTCTCACGTACGCTGCACTCACCAACGCCAGCACGCGGGTGCAGGCGCTCAAGGGCCTTCCGAGCACCGGCTGATCATGTCGCTCATCCCCCACGATCTCGCGTCGCAGATGGAGACCGCCTACAAGGTGGCCGGCCGCGTGTGGAACGCGGGCACGAGCTCGACGTGGGACATCATCGCCGAGGTTCTCGCCAACTACATCAACGCGACCGTGTCGGGCGGCGTCGGCCCGATGGGTCCGCCCGGCGTCGACGGCGAGGAGGGGCCGATGGGCCCGCTCGGTCCGCCGGGGCCGGTCGGCGCGAGCGGTGCGAACGGAGCTACCGGCGCAGCGGGCCCGCCAGGTCCCGCCGGCATGGATGGCGTCGACGGCGTCGACGGCGAGCTCGGCCCGCCCGGACCCCAGGGCCCGCAAGGCGCCACCGGTGGCTCCGGCCCGCAGGGGCTCACGGGTCCGCAAGGCGTGCCCGGGATCGACGGCGCCGACGGCGCGGACGGCAATGATGGGCCGCCTGGCCCGCAGGGCGTCCAGGGGATCCAGGGCAACACCGGCGCGCAGGGCGTCGCCGGTCCGGCAGGCGCGCAGGGCATGGACGGGATCGATGGCGCCGACGGCAACGACGGACCTCCGGGGCCGGTGGGTCCGCAGGGTCCGATCGGCAACACCGGACCGCAGGGCGTCGCTGGCGCCGCGGGCGCGCAGGGGATGGATGGCCTCGACGGCGCGGACGGCAACGACGGGCCGCCGGGGCCCACCGGACCGCAGGGCCCGATCGGCAACACCGGACCGCAGGGCGTCGCCGGTCCTGCCGGCCCGCAGGGCATGGACGGCGCGGATGGCGCGGACGGCAACGACGGCCCGCCTGGCGTCGCTGGCGCGCAGGGGCCGATCGGAAACACGGGGCCGCAAGGCGTGGCTGGCCCCGTCGGGCCGATGGGCCTCGACGGCGCCGATGGCGCGGACGGCAACGACGGCCCGCCCGGCCCGCAAGGGTTGCAGGGGCCGATCGGAAACACGGGGCCGCAAGGCGTGGCCGGCCCGACAGGTCCGCAGGGCCTCGACGGCGTCGACGGCGAGGACGGCGCGATCGGTCCGCCTGGCCCGGCGGGCGCGGCCGGCTCGAGCGGCGCGATCGGTCCGCAGGGTCCGATGGGGCCGCCCGGCATCGACGGCGAGGATGGCGTCGATGGCCGGCCAGGCCCGATGACGCCGCTCCCCACCATGTTCAGCAACCTGCTCGTCCAGACGAGCGACGTGCTGATCCCCGACAGCAACGGCGCCTACGCGCCGGACTACTACGAGATCGCGGCCGGCTACCAGCTCGAGGCTGGTGTCGAGGCCGTGTTCGAGATCGGCTGAGCAAGGAGACCACCGTGGCATCGAACAAGGCATTCCGATTCGGCCCCGTCGCGCTGAGCAACACGCTCACCACGAACATCCTCAACCCCCCCGCGGCGTCGGGCGGTGTGAACGCCGGCGCCGCCGGCCAACGCATCCTCCTGCGGCACATCCGCATCGTGAACAAGACCGCCGGCGCGGTCACCTGCTCGTTCTGGCTCGGAGCCACCGGCGGCAACGTCGCCGGCACCGAGGTCATCGGCCAGGGGCTCAGCGTCCCGGCCAACAACTACGTCGACTGGTACGGCGCGCTGCTCCTCGATCCGGCCGACTTCCTCGTCGGCGGCGCGTCCGCCGCGACGAGCCTGTCGATCGAGGGCGAGGGCGAGATCGGCGTCGCCTGAGCTAGACGATGTCGCGCATCGTCCTCACAGGAACGGCGGCACCGAGCAACCCGGCCTCGGGGAAGGGGAGCGTTTACCTCGACACCGATGGCCAGCGTCCGCGGCACCTGAGCGCGAGCGGTGTCACGAGCCTCATGGCCGACGCCGCGCGCTTCAACCGGATCCGCAACAGCGGCTTTTGGTTCGCACAGCGCCAGGTGCCCGGCACGCTCACGACGTACTCGAACCTGACCGGCCGATCGATCGCCGGCGCCGATGGCTGGGGCGTCACCAACGAGAACGCGTCGATCCAGTATCGACGCGTCGACACGTCATCGGCCGCGGAGTCCAAGCTCCTCGGCCGGCACTACGGCGAGTGGACCAAGATCACCGCGGCAGGAAAGATCTGTGTCTCGCAGGTGCTCGAGGGCACCGAGGCGCAGTCGCTCCGCGGTCGCGCGGTGCGACTCCAGGTCTGGGCGCGCCAGGTGACCACGTCGAACGTGTGGCGGCTCGGGCTCCTGTACCTCACGAGCGCCGGCACGATCGACACCATCCCGGCGACGTTCATCTCCGCGTTCAACGGGGCGAGCGCCGATCCGACGTTCGGCACCAACCTGTCCTTCTCGGCGCCGCGCAGCTCGCCGGTGCAGGTTGGCGACGGCGGTACGATCACCGGCAACGCACTCACCTGCACCCTCACTTCCGCATGGACCCGGTACGGGTTCGTGACGACGCTGCCGGGCGACTTCAAGAACCTGATCGTGGTGATGTTCTCCGACACCCAGATCAACGCGGCCAACGGCGGCCTCGCCATGACCGCGGCCTCGCTGTGCGACGGCGAGGAGATCAACGACTGGCAGCCTGGCGACGTCTCCGACGCGTTCAGCCGCGTCCAGCGCTTCTATCAGAAGACATTCCTGCCCGACACCAACCCGGCGCAGAACGCCGGCATCGGCGGCGGTGCGGTCACCGGACTCGTCGCCAAGGCCGGCGCGACGGCGCTGGCCGGGTTCATCACGTGGCGTTACAACCCGCCGATGCGGGCGCAACCGACGACGATCACGACGTACAGCCCGGGCGCGGCGAGCGCGCAGATCCGCCGACTCTCCGGCGCCGCCGCGGCCGACATGACGGCGACGGCGGTGGCGAACAGCAACGCCAACAGCGTCGACTTCACCGGCACCGGCGACGCTGCGGGGACCGCCGGCGATCAGTGTGCGGTGCACGCCACCGCGGACGCGGAGCTCTGATGGGCTACGGCACGAGCGCATACGGCCTCGGCTCGTACGGCGGCGGCGGCGGCACGCTGTCGGTCGATCGCGCGTGGGCGATCTCGACCCACGGCGTGCACGTCGAGCTCACCGCAGCGGCGCGCGCGATCGACGCGTTCGACATCGGCGACGCGCTCAACCCGGTCACCTGGTCGGTGGTCAAGCGCGACAGCGGCGAGATCCTCACCGTGATCTCGTCGGAAATGGCGGACGACGCCACGGCCACCAAGTTCAACCTGACGGTGCTTGAGCCGCTCGGCGATGCCACGGTCGTGCACACCGTCGGGTCCGACGAGCTCCTCGCCGCCGACCTCTCGGCGATCGTCGCGCCCTACACCGCCGAGTTCCGCGGCGTCACCGAGGGCTCGATCGTCGAACCGAATCAGGTGCGCCGACAGCGCTGGCGCGATCTCGCCAACCCGGTGCGCATCGACGGCGCCAACGGACACCTGGTCGGCTCGATCGTCATCGGCAGCGACGGCGACTACGACACCGAGGAAGGCGAGGCGGTCGCCCGCAAGATGGTCATCCGTCGGGTCACCACGCCGCGCGGCGCGTTCCGCCACCTGCCCAACTTCGGCGTGGGGTTCCTGATCAAGGAGCCGCTGCCGCAGGGTGGCGATCTGGCCAAGCTCTCGAAGGAGGTGGAGGATCAGGTGCTCCAAGAGCCGGACATCACCGCCGTGCGCGCCGAGGTCAGCATCCTGTACACCAACGTCGTCCTCGTCCGCGTGCGCGCGAAGATGGGCAACGGCGTGACGTTCAACGTCGGCGTCCGGCGCGGTGGCGACGGCACCTTCGTGGAGTTCTAGCCATGGATCTGCCCCGCGAAGACACCCTGTTCCGCATCGGCGCCGCCGAGGTGCTCGACACCAACACCGATCTCGCGCTCACCGCGGTCACCCGCGACGGCAGCGACTCGAACAACATGATCGCGGGCGGCGCGGCCATGGGGAGCGAGGTGGTCGCGCAGCTCGCCAGCGTCGTCGAGGGCAACTTCCTCGACACCGCGATCGGCATCAAGCTCGACAAGCTCGCGTGGGATCGCTACGGCATCCTCCGCAAGCCGGCCGGCCCGTCGTTCGTCGACGTCCAGTTCTCAACCGTGGCCGCGGCGCCCACCGCGTTCAACATCCCGGCAGGCACATCGCTGTCGAGCTCGGACGGAAAGCAGTTCATCACCGTCGACGACATCGCCTACCCGCTCGGCTCGGTCGGTCCGATCACCGTGCAGGCCCGGTCGCAGCTCGCCGGCGCCAATCAGCGCGTCGGCATCGGCAAGATCACCTCCATCGTGTCGCAGATCGCCGGCCAGCCGGCTGATCTCACCGTCACCAACGCCGCGGCCTCCGCCGGCGGCGCCGATCGCGAGCGCGACGACGACTTCCGGGCGCGGATCCGCAAGTTCTGGCGGGCGTTCCGCGGCGGCGTCAAGGCGGCGGTGGAGTTCGCCGCACTATCGGTGCCCGGCGTCGTCAAGGCCACCGCGTTCGAGGGCGTCGACTCGGTCGGCCGACAGAACCGGATCACCGGCCTGGTCGTGACGGACCAGTTCACCGACGCCCTGGTCAAGCAAGGCGTCGACGTCCCGACCTACGACACCCAGTCGCAGGCGTTCGCGCGCACCGTGTTCAACGGGCTCGACGAGTGGCGCGCGATGGGCATCTCCGTCGACGTGTTCGTGGCGCAGGTGATCCTCGTGCCGGTCACGCTGCGGCTGCGTTTCCGCGCCGGTGCCAACACCCAGCTCGCGACCCTCATGGCGCGCGCGGTGGTGGTCGACGTCTGCAACAGCCTGCGGCCCGGCGACACGTTCGACCCCGCCGCGGTGGTCGCGCGGCTGCGGGCGGTGCCCGGCCTCGACGTGGTCGGCGACGAGATCGAGAACCCCGCCGGCATCGTGATCCCGGTATCGATCTACCAGGTGCTCCGCACCACCATGGCGCTCGTCCAGGTGTCGACGCTCGCCTCCACCCCGATCGCGGAGATCACGTCGAGCCTCTCGACGTTCGTCTAGCCCATGCCAGTCATCGTCATCCCTGGACCGCCTCCGTTCATGGAGGACTGCGATCCGACCTTCCTGTCGCAGGAGGTTCTGCTCGCGGTGATCCCGCGCGTGATGGCGGCCAATTGGCTCGATCCGATCATGACCGGCGAGGAGGACGGCTGGGAGCTCCTCCGCGGCTACGCCAAAATGTGGGAGCGCGTCTCGCTGGCGGTCGGCCGGTTCGAGTGCGCGAGCTACATCTCGAGCGCGCACGGCCCCGCGCGCGCGACCTGTCAGGTGGTGTTCGTGCGCCCGAACAGCGCCGCCGGCGCGGTGACGGTGAAGGCCGGGACGCTGGTCAAGGCGACCAGCAACGGCGCGCTGTTCCGCGTCCTGACCGACGTGTTCTTCGACGTCGGCCAGACGGGGCCGTACACCGTCGGCGTCGAGTCGATCGGCTACGGCCACGAGTACGACGTGCTCGGCCCGCACAACGTGCCGAGCGCCGAGACGATGCCGGGCGAGATCGACACGATCGAGCTCCCTCTCTACGACCCGCCGTTCGGCGACACGTCGATCAGCGTCGGACAGTACGACGACGCGACTGGCGGGTCCGAGGCCGCGCTCGACCTGTACGGCGCCGAGCGCGACCTCACGCGGATCGCGGGCGAGGCCGATCCGGTCTACTCGCTGCGCATCCGCACGGTGCCTGACGTCGTCACGCCGGCGGCGGTGCGGCGCCAGGTCGATCGCTTCATGAAGGGCCTCGGCTACACCGATGCCGACTGGTACCTCGTGGAGACCTGGTCGCATCGTTTCCAGGAGTGCTACGACGCGCCGGACGCGACCTACCCGTTCCAGCCCGAGTACGATCAGAACCTGTTCGCGTTCGACGATCCCCGCCCGGCGTCGCCAATCCGCAACCGCCTCTACGATCGCGCCATCTTGGAGGGCGCGTTCATCCTCGAGATCCCGAGCTTCCCGTGCGTCGACGATCACAGCTTCGCGCTCGACGACACCGCCGACACCGCCGCGGCGCTCACCACCACGCTCGGCCGACGCGCCCACCCGGCGTCCGACATCCCCGACGACGCGGCCCTGATCATCAGCGGGTGCGCGTATGACGGGGTGGATCTCGCGCTCGACGCTCTGCATCTGCGACTCTGGAACCTGCTCGACACGACCAAGGCGCACGGCGTGACCGCCGTGATCCATGCCCGAGGAGAATGACGATGGCTGACGCCCCCTTCGACCGCGTGAATTTCGGCCAGCGCGAGCGGCCAGTGTCCGACGACTGGAACCGCGTCGAGGCCCAGCTCGATCGCGCGCTGCGCGCCACCCTCGAGCAGATGCTCGGCGGTCGGACGTCGAACACCTCGCACGTGCTCGCGCCTGGCGACGTGTTCATGGGCCAGAGCTTCCGGGTCTACCCGAGCTCGCCGGCGGCGATGGAGGTCAACCTGCGCGCCGGACTCGGCCTCCAGTACCTCCCCGGCGACGTGCCGACCGACATCGGCTCGCCCGACTTCCTCGGCGTCGACGATCTCGCCAACTACAAGCCCCTCGTCCTCCAGAGCGGGTTCCTGTTCGCGGTGCCGGCCGCGCCCGCCGGGCCGAACAGCCGCATCGACATCATCGAGGTCAAGGCCACCCGCGCGCTCGTCGACGCCGAGGCGCGCAAGCAACTGAACACCACGAGCGGCAACTTCGACCCGCACAACTTCTACAAGACGCTCTCGTTCAAGCTCGACGGGCTCACCGGCACCGTGGCGGACCCGGCGCCCAGCACCGCGGCGATCTCCTACAAGACCGGCACGCCGGCCAACCCCGGCGTCGCGCCAGCGACCACCGCCGGATACATCAAGATCGCCGAGGTGCTCGTCGGCAGCGCGGTCGCGAGCATCGACGAGGACGTTGTGGTGGACCGTCGCAAGATCGCCGGCCTCTACGGCTCGGTCCGGTGCTCGATGAGCTACCTGGTCGCCTGGAACGGCGGCGGCGGCGGCCAGACCGTGACCATCGAGGACATCAATGCGCCGCCCGGCGTGCGGATGGCGGTGCAGCCGGTCGATTCGACGCGCGGGCGGCACTACCTCTACGCCGTCGCTGGCGAGGCCACCAAGGCCGCGATCAACGTCTCGGTGGCCTGCCCGACGAACGATCTGATCGTCTGCCCGATGGGCGTCTCCCAGCTTCCCGTCGACGTCGCCAACGGCTTCCACAAGGGCAACCTGCTCACCGCGACGCCGGCCACCAAGGTCGCCACCGGCCAGAAGCTCGTGGTCGCCGAGGTGACCCCGGTGAAGCAAACCGCCGGTGTCACCTCGATCGTCGATGTCGACCTCGAGAGCCTGCGGTTCCACGCGACGATCGACATCGCGTACCACTGAGGAGCTGAGCCATGCCCCAGGCCGTCATCGAGATCAACGCCGTCGCCGGCAGCAACGACAACCTGCCGATCAACACGATCGTCCAGCTCTCGAACGCGGACATCGGCGGCGAGTCGACCTACGCCTGGACGATCACGGACCAGCCCGAGGGCGCCGCGGACGCGCTGTCGAACCCGGCGATCGAGAACCCGACCTTCACGCCCAAGAAAGAGGGCACGTATCGGCTGCGGCTCGTCGTCAACGCCGCCGCGGCCGACGAGAAAGTCGGCTACGCGATCGTCGGGATCCGGCACCTGCGGACGTTCGAGCGCGAGCCGGCGGCGGGCGAGCTCCTCGAAAGCGACGGCGTGCGCGGCTGGGCTAAGGCGCTCAACCGGCTCGCCACCCACGCACTCACCGGCGCGACCGACGGCAACCTGATCGCGTGCGTGAACACCGGCGGCGGCGCGCTGGCGGTCGGGACGGTCGTGAAGATCCACGACCAGAACACGATCAAGACCGGCCTCCCAGGCGAGGAGCGGCTGCCCGGCGCGACCGCGTCGCTCGGCACCACCGCCTACCACGTGACCGGCACGCTCGGCGTCGTCGTGGCATCGCCCGACGGCACCGCGATCAATGTCGGCGAGGTGGCGATCGTCCGCGTGTACGGGCTCAGCGAGCTCACCGTCGCCGGCGCGCCGGCGCTGAACGATCCGGTGTTTGTGAGCAACGCGGGCCTCCCCGCGCTCACCCCCGGCACCTACCCGCGCGCGATCGGGCGCGTCGTCCAGGTCTCCGGCGGCAACTTCCGCTGGGTGGTCGAGGGCCACCGCGTCCGCAAGGGCGTCGACACCCGCCACTGTCACCCGGCCGGGCGCACGTTCGGCGGCTCATGGCTGATCGCTGGCGGTGGGTGGCTCGAGTCGACCGGCGCCGGCGCGTTCGTGATGGCGTTCGACGTGAACAAGGGCGACAAGATCACCGGCATCCGGTTCGAGCGGTACGGCAACGGCGTCGCCGACTTCACCTCGATCAACTTCCTGGCGTTCCACGCCGGCGTCGCCACCAACATCGCTGCGCACAGCATCACCAACCCGGCGGCGGCCTGGGTGACCGAGACGATGCCTGCGGTGACCGCCACCGAGATGACGGCCGAGACGGGGCTCTATTGCGAGTTCACCGGCAATGCCGCGGCCCTGCGGGTCGGCATCATCTCGATCGACTACATCCCGGCGCTCGAGGCCAAGGCGTGATCTGGCGCTCGCTGACCACGGCCTGATACCGTCGTCGCGTGTTCATCGACCTGGTCGCGGTGCTCGACGACGGAGCTCGGCCGTGGGCCGGCTGGGTTCCGGCGCGACCGCGCCGAGCTCTCGCCATCACCCGCGGCGAGGACGTCACGTTCAAGATCGACCTGGTCAACCCGCTCGGCAGCCCGGTCGATCTCGACATCGGCGGCGCGGACTCCATGGTGCTCACGGCGCGCACGCCGTTCGAGCGCGGCGTGCGCGGCGCCCGCAAGATCGTCGAGCGCTCCGCCGCCAAGGCCGCGGCGCGCGGGCGCGGTAAGTACGATCTGGTGGTGCCCGGGCTCGACACCCGGTTCCTGCCCGCGATGGCGCTCGCCTGGGATGTCCAGGTCACGCGCCCGACCGGCCACAGCGTGGTGGTCTACCCGGGCCGGTGGCTCCTCGGCGACTCGATGGCGGCGCCGACCGGCACGCCGCCAGCGCCGACCGTTCCCGGCGACCTCGCCGCGACCCAGGACCAGCGTGAGCGCTCGTTCGTGTGGACGTGGAGCGCGACCGGCCCGAGCGACGTCGTTACCATCCCCGGCACCGGCATGCGGGACGCCTCGTTCATCGCCGAGGCCGAGGTGTGCGCGCTGCCGTTCGCCGAGGCGCCCACCGCCGACCTCGAGAGCGATCCGGCGTTCCAGACCCAGACCACGCTGATCCTCCAGTGCAGCGCTGGCGGCGCGCTGGTCGCCGGCACCACGGTCAATCTCTTTCTCCGGGATCGCGCGTGAGCGGCTCGCACGTCGGCAACACGCGGGCGCCGCGAGCTCGGCCGCTGCCGGTCAAGACGCTCGTGGTGCGCCCGGGCGGCAACGACGGCGCGCGGGGCGACGTGGCTGCGCCGCTCGCCACCCTGCTCGGCGCGCTCGACCGTATCCCCAGCGTGATCGACGACGCGCGGTGGCGCATCGACATCACCGGCATCTCCGACATCGCCGGCGGCGCGCGGTGGTTCATGCCGCCCAAGGTGTCGACGCTGCCGACCGACACGCTGATCGACGGCTCCGGCGCGTTCCTCCAGCAGCTTGCCCTGGCGCCGATCACCGTGTTCGCGACGCCGTCGGTGTTCGCCACGCTCGTCGTCACCGGCACCGCATCGGATGCCACCAACGGGCTCTGCACCCTCACGACCTCGAACAACTTCACGCTGAACGCTCTGCGCGGCAAACTCGTCCGCGGCTCGCAGCTCGGCGAGGCCGGCGTCATCGTCTCGAACACCGCTGGGCCCAACAGCCAGGTCTACGTGTCGGCGCCGGCCGGCTTCACCGCGCCGGTCCAGGTGCTCGACCAGACGGCGACGCTCGCGCTCGGCGACCTCGCCGAGACCTACAACTACATCGCGCTGCTCGACACGCCCTGCGACGTCGCGTTTTCGGGAATCAAGTTCCTCAAGACGAACAACCTGTTCGGGATCTCGCTCCTGTCGCGCCGCTGCCGGCTCAACCTCGAGCTCTGCGACATCCAGGGGTGGAGCATCGAGGGGTCACCGAGCGCGACGATCTACGCGAGCTACATCCACGACGGGTTCTTTGCGGGCGAGGACGTCAAGCTGACGATCCAGCAGAGCTACTTCCGCGCGCTCGGGATGCGCATGCACGAGGCCGGCGGCCAGTTCTTCGGTCAGAGCGTGTTCGAGAATTGCGACCCGCTCGGGCACTACATCGACTTCACCAGGGGCGGCGGGTTCTCGATCGACTCGTGCGACATCATCTCGCCCAAGACCGACGGCAGCGGCGCGGCCTGCCCGGGCGTCACCTACCGCGGCGGCAACCACGGGCGGGTCCGGCAGACGAAGATCAACGGCGCGAGCCAGGGCGTGTACACCGAGGGACCGGGCTACATCCTGGTCCAGCAAGTCGTGGGCACCAACGTCGACGTCGGGATCGACATCCACGACGGCACCCAGGTCAAATGCGTCGGCGTCTCCACCACTGTCACCGGCGGCGCCGGCGACGTCCGCGTCGGCTCGGCCGGGGTCAAGAGCTACGCCCAGCTCCCGTTCACCGACACCACCCAGCTCGTTCGAGCCTCGTGATGCAGCAACCGCCATCCAGCACGGGCGGCGGCGGCGACAACTGGCCGCTGATCGCGATCATCGTGACCGCGCTCCTCAGCGCCCTCGCGTTCGTCGGCCGCTGGATCTTCGGCGAGCGCACCAAGGATCGCGCCGACGCGCAGGCGCGCACCGATCAACTCATCGCCACCAAGGAAGCGCAGATCGCGGGGAAAGAGGCGCTGCTCGCCGAGCGCGAGAAAGCCGCGATCGCCCTCCACGACAAGCTCCTCGAGCTCGTCCAGGAGAACCACGCCCAGACGCTCACCATGCTCGCCGAGCAACGCAAGGCGCACGACGATCGCTACCAGGAGCTCCTGGAGGCGCAGCGCGAGGTCGAGGCCGAGACTCGAACGCTGGCCACCGCCGCCGTCAAGGCCGTCCAGTCGCTCACGGACAAGATCAAGTAGGGGGAGGGGACGATGCCAGAGGCCACCGCCACCGCCATCATCAAGACCGAGCGCACGCGCACGCGCACAGCGATGCACGAGGCGATCAGCCGGGTCGAGAACCTGCTCGACTCGCTCGACAGCGGCGAGCTCGGCGCCGGCGGGATCGTGCTCGAACCGGTCGAGGACGACGACACGCTGGTGACGCGAATCGAAACGATGCGCACGGCTGCGGTCAAGTGATAGGGTCGTTGCTACCCGACAAGGAGAGCACCGTGGACACCACCATCCGACAGCACTTCGAGCCGACCGACCCCGACAGCATCGCCAACGCGTTCGCCGCGCACCGCCGGCGCACCTACTTCGATCGCGCACTGCTCACGCTCGGGCTGTTCCTGGCCGCGACCGCGGTCCTGCTCGCGCTCCTGTACGCCGTCCTCGCCCTGTTCGCGCCCGCGATCGCACACGCCGGCACCGGCGACGAGGCGACCCAGGCCGATGCTGCGGGATGGCTGCGGGTCGCGTACGACGCGGTGACGCACGGCGGACCGGGCGCGTGGAAGCTCGTGGCCGGCGCGGCGCTGTCGCTGATCGTGTACGCCTTGCGCACCTACAGCGCGACGCCTGTGCCGCTCCTCAACTTCAAGATCCCGCTGCCCGCGTGGTTCCGCACCCGCCGCGGCGGCGCCGTCCTCGTGCTCGCGCTGGCCTTCCTCGGCGGCCTAGGGCACGGGCTGCTCGCCATGTCGCCGGGCGACGCCCTGAGCCTGCGGATGCTGGAGAGCGCGGCGATGGTCGCCCTCGCCGCGATCGGCGGCTACGAGGGGCTCCGTGCCTTGTTCAGCGGCAGCCCGCCACCGCTCAAGCCCGTCCCGCTGCGATGACGTCGCTCCTCCGCCAGGTCGCCGACAAGATCAGCGCCGGGGAGGACAAGCGCGCCGGCGGCTCGTGGCTGGCGTGGATCCTCGGCGCCCTGCTCGCGATCGTCGGTCTCGCCGTCGGCGCATTCGTGCTCTGGCGCCACAGCGGCGAGCTCGCCCGGCTGCGACACGAGAAAGTCGTCCGCGAGACGGAGGAGCGCGAGCACCGCGACGCCGCCGCGGTCGCCGCCAGCGACACCGAGGTGACTGCCCTGCGCGCTGAGGCCGACGCGGCCAAGGCGCGCGCCGAACAGGCGGGGCGGGACCTCGCCGCCGCAGGAGACAAGTATGCGCGGGATCGTCGTGCTGTTGATCGCATCCGCTCTTGGCGCGACGTCGACCCCGGCGCTCGCTGATCCTGGCGCCGGCAGCGGCACGGGATCCGCTGAGGACGCCGGCGATCCGTACGTCACCCAGATCGTGCCGACGTGCCGGGTGTTCGTGGTGCCGAGCGTCGGCGAGATCTGCGGCTACCAGTTCCTCGACGACTGGAAAACGGTGGCCGACGCGGATGCCGAGCTCGTGCTCCGGCGCGCCGAGGTCAAGGCGCTCGCCGAGCAACGCGACGCCGAGCGCGCTCGAGCCGAGGCGCTGGACGACGCGCTCGACAGCCGCGAGGTGCTGATCGGCACGCTCTCCAAGTCGCTCGCGGAGGAGCGCACGCGCTACCTGGACCTCGACGACAAGTACCAGCACGCGCGGTCGACGAGTTGGACGACGTGGCTCGGCTGGGGTGTCGCGGCGGTGGCGGCGAGCGCTCTCGCCGGTGCCATCCTCCTGAACTGAGATTGCGCACGGTCATGCGCACGTGATAGCTCTGAGGTCGGGCGATCGCTGGACAGATAACGGTATGCGCACCTCCCCCTCATCGGCCACCCCGGCCAGTCCGCTCGCCCCGCTGTTCTTCGCTGCCGTCGTCGCCGCGTCGTGCTGGCCGTTCTGGGTCGCCACCGCGCCGGTGATGCTCGCGATCCGCTGGCACGACCGGCGGACCTGGTCCGGCGCGATCTAGCGCCTGGTCGCCGCCGGCGATACCGTGGCGCATGCTCGACCACGACGAGATCGCAGAGGCCATCGCGTACAACCGCAGCCACCCGGTCGCGCCGGCGCAGGCCGCGGCGCTGGTCGCCGCCTGGCACGGCGCCGAGGCGTACAGCCCGGCCGATCCGGGCCAGCTCGCGCTCCTCGTCGCCGCTTGGCAGGCTGCGCACGGCCTGATCGAGGACGGCAAGTACGGGCCGCAGACCGCCAAGAGCGTGACCGCCGGCCAGCCGGCGCCCGCTCCGCCACCGCCGGCGACGCACGTGTTCACTGGCGACGAGGTGGCCGATCGCATGATGGCCGCCGCCGCCCACGTCGTCTTCTACGACCTCGGCTCTGGCGGCTCGATCCACTCGCCCAACTGGCCGACCTGGCCGTGGGATGGCGAGAGTCAGTGCGACTGCTCGGCCGCGGCGCGCTGGGCCGAGGGCAAGCCGCGGAACCAAGGCAACTGGAACACCGACAAGATCCTCCGCGACGCGGTGATCGTCACCGAGTCGAACCGCGACGGGGTGGCGCTGTCGATCAAGCGCGGCGCGCAGACCCAGTACCGGCTCGTGGAGATCGGCGAGCTCATCCACCGCGGCGACGTGTTCGTGTTCGGCGGCAAGTTCGAGAACGGGGTGCGCAAGTCGCCCGGCCACGTCGGGATCGGCTGCACCATCCCCAAGGACATGCGCGTGCTCAACCACGACAACGTCGGCGTCGGGCACGTCACCGGCCTCGTGATCGGTCACTGCTCGCCAGGCAACAGCCGCCGGCTGGGCGCCGGCCACGCGATCGCGCTCACCCCGCCCGACGCCGGCGGGTTCCACCACCGCGGCTACGTCCTGCGCGGGATCGACCGCTAGCGCGACGTCGCGGCCGGGCGTATGCTCGGGGCGTGGGCACCTACAAGATCGAGATCGTCATGGTGGGCGGGCACGGCTGCGATCGCGACGCGCAGCCCGGCGAGGAGCTCAAACGCTGCGCTTCGCCGTCCTGCCCGGACTGTCGCGCGATGGACCTCGTCCAGATGCTCGGCGGGGCCGGCCCCGCCGGGCCCAACGGCAAGGCCACGCTCACGCATTGGCCCGACGCCGAGGCGATCGTCGACGATCTCGCCACCGGCAAGCGACTGTCCGGCGCGTTCCGCCCGGCGCCGCCCAAGGTCGGCGAGGCGGTGACGTACATCGCGATCGGCCAGGACGGCACCCGCCTCGAGCGGCCGGCGACGATCGTCCACGTATGGAGCGCGGTCACGATCAACGTCGAGGTCGCCTACGAGGATGGCGACGTCGATCCCGTGTGGGGCGCCAGCACCGGCGCGGTCCTGCGCACCTCGGTGATGCTGCGGTCCGCGCCCGAGACCACGGCCGGCACCGGCTGGTCGCGCTAGCTCGCGATCCGGCCGTCGCGGATCACGATCGCGCCGTCGTCGCGCGTCCCGACCCTTTCGATCCACACGCGCACGCCGGCGGCCTCCGCTGCCGCGACCACCGCCGCGAGGCTGTCGTCGTCGAGCAGCGAGCCGTCGCGGATCCACACGTCGCCGAGCTCGGGCGCCGCCGCCATCGCGATCCCGAGCGCGACGCGGTGTCGCTCGGCGCCGCTGGCCTGCTCGAGCGGGTGACCCTGGTAGGTGACGCCGTTCTCGTCGATCCCCAGGCCCGGCACCGGCAGGTTGGAGCCGTCGAGGATCTCGGCCTTGCGCCGATCGATCTCGGCCATGCCCTGCTCGGTGCCGTCGACCGACGCGCGCAAGGTCTCGATCTCGCCGACCAGCGCGGCCCGGCGCGCCACCTGCGCGCGATCGGCGGCGACCTTGTCGTTGTGCGCCTGCGCGCGCCGGAGCTCGAAGAGGATCTCCTGGGATCGCTGCGCGTCGCCGGCGCGCTCGCCGGCCATCCGGTGCGACCGCTCCGCCGCCGCGACCGCGCTCTCCTGGAACAGCCCGGCCCGCGTCTCCGCGGTCACCAGGCGCAGCCGGGCCGAGCTCAGCGCCTCCTCCGCTGCGGCGACCGCGTCGCGCGCGCCGGCCACCGCCGCGGCAGCGTGCTCGCTCTCTCGCGCCGCGGCGACGGCCTCGGCCTGCGCCTGCGCGACGTCGGCGCCCGCGCGCTCGAGCTTCTGACTCTCCAGGGTGAGCGCCGCGGCGTCGATCGGGTCGGCCGGCGTGACCGCCACCGTGCGCGCCAGCTCACCCTCCGCCCGCTTCAACTCGCGGTTGAGCTCGGTGCGCTTGTCGAACGCGCGCTGCCTCTTGCGGTCGAGCTCCTCCAGGCGGTCGGCGTTGCCCACCACCGCCAGGAGCGCGGCGCGCTGGTCACCGGGCTTCTTGGCGAGGAAGGTGAGCGGGTCCAGGAACCGGCCGCGCTTGAGGCGGTCCAGGACGCTCTGGGGGCCGCGAACCTTCACCCCGTCCTCTCGGACCTCGAACGTGGTCTCGCCGTCTGGCGTCACGCGACGGCGCACCACGAGCGGCCCGTTGCAGTCGGCGCCGCGGCCGTCGAGCTCGAGGATGATCTCCGCGCCGTCGGCGCCACGCCGCACCGGCTCGGGCGGCAGCTCCTTGGCGCCGCCGAGCGCGCAGCTCATGGCGTTCAAGATCGACGTCTTGCCCTGCGCGTTCGGGCCGGCGATCAGGATCAGCGAGGCGTCGGCATCGGGCTCGATGCGCACCTCCTGGATGCGTTGGAAGTCGCGGATCTCTACTGCGGTGATTCTGTACATGTGGCTCCTCTCAGAATGGGATCGCGTCCCGGCCGGCGAGGTATCTCGCGTAGCGATCGCGCTCGTCGGCGATCGCGGCCTCGGACCAGTCTCGTAGCTCGAGGACGGCCATGCCCTCGAAGTAGCCGCGGCGGTTGTCGCGCTCGAAATGGTGATCCTCGCAGAGCGGCACGCAGTCGGTGTCGTCGCCGCTGCGGCGCGACAGCGCGCGGATCCCGACGTCGCCGGCGTGCGCCGCCTGGACCACGCCGCGGCAGTCCCCGGCGCCGTCGACGCCGCGCAGGCGGCACGGCCGGCACTTCACCCACCGGAGGTAGTCCCAGTCCCGCTCGCGCTCGCTGTACTTCACGGCGGGCAGGTCTCCCAGAACACCGAGCGGGTGGGCCGGCAGCATGGGCACATCAGGAACGCCATCCAGCGGCCGTCGTCCAGGTCTACCTCGGAGACGTAGGTGGCCCGGCGCGGCGTGCCGATCCAGCCCGGCGCGTGGCACCGCACCACCATCCCGTACGCGAGGAGCGCGACGAGGCACAGCGCGACGAGCTGGGTCACGGGCACCGGTGGACGCGCTCGAGGACGGCGCGCATCCCGAACCCGGCGATCAGCTTGTTCGCGGCGCGCCACACGGTGACGCAGGCGGCGCACGCCTCGATCGACCGGCCGCAGCGCAGGCACGACGTGCCCTCGGGCGCGCCGTCCGGCCCGATCGGGTGGTCACCCATGGCGCACCGCCGCTCGGTCACGACAGATCGACGCCGCAGATCTCGGCGAGCGCCGCGACGCCGGGAACAGGCGGACGGGCGGCGCCGAGCTCGGCCACCACCATCGCCGCGACCAGCGCGACCAGCGCGCCTGTCGGCGTCGCCGACGCGGTGGCGAACGCCGCGGCGAGCGCTTTGTCGGGCTCGACGCCCAGCGCGGTGCGGACCACCTTGAGGCTCGACGCCGACAGCACCGACGTCTCCAGCGCGTCAACCGCGGCGGCCAGCACGCCACGCTCGGCGGCCTCGGGGACGCCGCGCAGGAGCTTGGCGACGAGCTCCGCGGTGGTCTCGCGCAGCTTGGAGGCCCGGAGCCGCTGCGCCGCGCGCGCCGGATCGATCGCGGCGTCCTGGTCGGCGAGCGCCGATCCGGCCTCCTTGACCGACGCCTTGACCAGCCGGGCCACGTCGCCCTCCTTGAGAAGCTGGCGCGGCCGGCCCTCCTGGTCGCGCGCCAGGTACACCATCGGCTTCACGCCGGCGGCGACCGCGGCGTCGTACCAGGTCTTGCCCGGCGCGTGCGGACACTCCTCGACGGCGTCGACGAACCCGCTGGCCCGGACCACGCCGTGGGCGCCACCGGCGCGCGGCACGAACAGATCATCGACCTCGATCGTGTCGAGCTCGGCGAGGATCGCCCGATCGTTCGGGCGCCGCGCGGCCTCGTCGACGGTGCGCTGCCAGGCCACATCCATCTTGCCGCCGCGGCACGCGACGTCGAGGCACATGTCCTCCTTGCCCGCGATCGTCTGGAAGATCTCGCGCTGCGATCCGCTGTTCTTCGGGCACCGCGCGCACGAGCCGCCCGGCATCGCGCCGTCGACCAGATCCCACGGGACGCCGGCGAGCGGCGCTATCAGGTGGCGTCGCACCCAGGCGCGCACCTCGTCGGGATCGGTGAGCGCGCCGGCGCGGACCGCCTCGAGCACCGCGACCTGCTGCGACTCGAGCGGCATCACCGCGATCACCTCGGCCATGTCCTCGCCGACGTCGCCCTCGGCGAACGCGGCACGGATCGGTGCGCTCAGGCGACGTAGCTGGAGGCGGGTCTCGACGTGGTACCGCGGCACGTTGAACTTCTTGGCGATCCCCTTGATGTCGTAGCCGAAGTCGAGCAAGTCGGCGAACAGGTCGCCCTCGTCGAGGGGATGCAGGCCCTCGCGCTCGTGGTTCTCGGCGTACTGCATCTCCGTCGCGGTCTTGGCGTCGACGAGCAGGATCAGAATCGGCACCTCGTCGAGCTTGGCGGTGATGGAGGCGCGCTGCCGCCGGGCGCCGTAGATGATCTCGAACGGCCCCTCGTCGCTGTCGGGCCAGCGGTGCGGGCGGACGGCCAGCGGCGCGATCACGCCGTGGGCGCGCACGCTGGCGGTGAGGCTGTCCATGTTGCCCCACACGGTGCGGCGGTGCCGCGACGACAGAACGAGGCTCTTCGGGTTGGCGATGCCGGCGCGGCCGGCGAGTGACGTGGTCATCGGGTCTCCTTGTCCGGGTACACGTAGACCAGCTCGCGGCGCGCCCGGGTGATCGCGACGTAGCGGAGATTGCTTTCCTCGACGGCGGCCAGGTCGGTCTTGGGCCGCGTCCGCTCGAAGGTCTCGACCAGCATCCACACGCGGTTAGCCTCTAGGCCCTTGGCCTTGTGGACGGTCGAGCAGTAGATCACGTCGCGGCCGTCGCTCTCGGCGAACAGATCCTCGATGCGAGCGATCAGGTCACGCACGCTGTTGGCGTCCTCGGAGATCGCGGCGATCGTGTCGACGGTGTCGGTGGCCATCTGCGCCGCCTGCTCGGCGCCGCGGGCCAGCGCGCGCGAGACCTCGCGATCGCGCCAGGCGGACAGGCGGCGGAAGAGTTCGAGCAGATCGTCGGTGCCCATCGACAGCCGCCGGATCGTCTTGATCAGGCCGGCGGCGATGTCCTTTCCGACGACGCGGGCGCGCTTGCCGGCGCGCAGGAGCGCCAGGCACACCCGGGCCAGGTCGGCGTTGACGCGCGAGAGCACGAAGTCGCCCTCCTCGGCGCCGGCCACGAGCTCGGACTCCATGGCGTTGCGCACGATGCCCTCGGGCGCGCCGGGCGCCGCGGTGAAGTCCGGGACGATCCGCGCCGCCTCGGCCACGATGCGGGCCGCACAGCGATGCGTGACGGTGAGCCGGTGCTCGATCGCGCCGAGGCCATCGCGCACCCGGGCGAGGGCGCCCGGCGCCGCGCCGCGGAACGCGTAGATCGCCTGGCGATCGTCGCCGACCACCACGATCCGCCCGCCGGCGCGCCGCACCCGCACGGCGAGCCGCAGTTGCGCGAGGTTCATGTCCTGCGCCTCGTCGACGACGACGAGATCGCTGGGCGCCGGCCGGAGCCGCTGCGCGAGCGGCACGAACAGCATGTCCGCGAAGGAGACGCTCCGGTCGTGGCTGACGTCGACCGACCGCTCGATCACGCGCTTCACGCCGGCCATGATCCGGCCGGTGTGCCAGCCCGGAGGCATGTCGTCCTCGGCCGGCAGGAGGCCAAGGTCGAGCGCCACCCGCTCGAGGGCGTCGAGGTTGCCGGCGATCGCGTCGTCGGGCGCCACCTCCTTGCCGGCGTTCGCGATCCGCGCGATCGCCGTGAGCATATCCTTGGGCTCCTGGTCGCCGATGAGCTCGCGGGCGAGCCGGATCTCGCGGTTGCGGTCGGGCTCGACCCGCTTGAGGCGGTTGACGGTGCGCAGGCCGATCCCGTGGAGCGTGAGCGCCGAGACGCCGGGCATGCCCTTGGTGCGCTCGACGAGCTCGGTGGCGATCCGTTTGTTGAACGCGCACAGGGTGGCGTCGGTGCGCGCGGGCCGGACCTGGACGCCCCAGATGATCGTCGAGGTCTTGCCGGTGCCGGCGCGGGCGGTCACGAGCGCATCGCCCTCACCCGAGCGGAAGTGCTCGACCACCGCCTCCTGCTCGGGGGTCCGCGTCGTCATGCGCACAATCATGCGCACAATCATGCGCACGGGTCAAGCGCTGAGTGGGAAGAACATGCGCATGACGACGCCCTGCCCGCCGAAGTGCCAGCGCTCCCACCACAGCGACGCCGGCAGCTTGCTCAGCGCCCAGAGCATCTCCGCGCGCCGCCCCGCCGACATCGAGCCGTCCGGTTGCTGGTCGCGCCAGTCGAGGATCGCGGCGCGCACCTTGCGCGGCTTCTGCGCGATCCGGCGGGTGTACCAGAGCCGGACGTCGCCGGCGGCTCGCACCTCGATCGCCACGGCGCCGCATTTCTCGCAGCGCTCGGCGAGGCCAGCCCACAGGCACTCGGGCCGCCCGATGCGCTGGGCGACGCAGAGGAACCTGGTCACGCCGGCTCGGCGACCGGCTCGGGCAGCACCACCGGCGCGAGCTCAGCCGCGGGCACGAGCTGGGCGGTCTTGCCGGTCTCGCGCTCCCACCGGGCGGCGATGACGTCGCACCACCGCGGATCGATCTCGCACATCACCGCCCGGCGCTTCGACCGCTCGCAGGCGATCAGCGTGGCGCCGCCGCCGCCGAACATGTCGAGCACCGCCTCGCCCTCGGCCGTGCTGTTCTGGATCAGCTCGATCACCAGGTCGACCGGCTTGCTCGCGTTGTGCGGCCTGTCGTCGCCGGTCGCCTTGGAGATGCGGATGACGTTCGGCCGGAGGATCGCGCGGTACGGGGCCTGCTCGTCGGCCTTGGCCTTCTTTTTCATGTACGTCCGGCTCGCGACCTTGGCGTGGTAGGCGATGAGCTCGTGGGCGTTCGAGTAGTTCGAGCCGAGGCCGCTCGACTTGTCCCACACGATCATGTTGCGCGGCGCCATTTTGGACCGGCGGGCGCCCTCGGTGACGGCGGGGTAGCTCCGCCAGTCGCAGAACAGGTAGGCGTGCCCCTCCCACGGCAGAAACCGGCGCGCCTGGCCCCAGATCTTTTCAAAGAACGCCCGCACCATCCGATCGTCCGCGACGTCGGAATCGACGCCGGTGCTCGAGCCGTAGATCGCGTACGGCGGGTCGGTGATGACGCAGATGATCGGCTGGCCGCCGCGCGCGAGCTCGATCGACTCGGGGCGCTCCGAGTCGCCGCAGAGGAGCCGGTGGTCGCCGAGGATCCAGAGGTCGCCCTCGCGCGTCCGCGGCGTCTCGGGGGGCTTGAGCTCGTCGTCGTCGCCCTCCGGCGTGCCACCCTCGCCGGCGACCTTGCGCCTGGTGTGCCCGGCGACATCGAACGACTTGAGCAAGCCGGCGAGGTCGGCGTCGGCGTACAGCTTGGGGGCGCCGTCCTCGATCGACTTGAGGAGCGGGCCGAGATCGTCGACGACGAAATGGCCCTGCGCCCGGCGGTCGTTGAGCGTGATGTTCAACGCCTTGGCCTCGTGCTCGTCGAGGTCGAGCACCACGATCGCCACCTCGGTGATCGACTGCGACCGGAGCCACTGGACGCGCTGGTGACCGCCCACGAGCTCCTGGGTGCGGACGTTGAAGATCGGCAGGTCAACCAACTTCCACCGCGCGAGGCTCCTCTCGAGGCCGCGGCGCTCCTGGTCGGACATGACTCGCGGGTTCCAGGTCGCCGCC